CCAATCTTCTGGTTCTCAATATGGTAAACTTCGTAATCTCTATATTGTTGTTATTGCCCAGACCCTTACTGGTGGACCTGCTACACCGTGTGGTACAGTGGTTGTATCCTACGACTTAATTTTTAAAGATTGATAATATATTTATTATTCCTTTAAACAACGCATGATAAAGTCAAATGGGCTAACAATAGCTTTGTCCCACAATTGGTTTGGTTCCCGAACCCCCACCTTGTACATGAAGTCACCTTTACATGGAGTATCATTAAAACGGATTTTTAAAACTGGCATTTTTTTGGAAATCTTTCAAAATTTTGCCTCCTTATATAAGATCTACAAGCCACATCACGTGACTTTTTTCTCATTGGCTAATTGCATTTATGATTATGACTCATAATTTCCTTACCCTAACCCTAACGACTCATAAGGCGGGTAGCCATGGCAATGGTTATACATGAGCTTGCCAAAGGTTCTGAGGGGATCTAAGGGAGGGGAACTGGGGCCCCCCCGCGCCTATAAACCCGTGCGGGGCTAGGCCGCCGCGGTTTTGGTAACCGAAGCCTCCCCCCTAGCCGGGGGGGCTGTACATATACTCTAATTAGGATTTGGCCAAGTCAGTAACACCGCACGGGAAACGGAACGTCCGTGCGTAGTATTACCTACTGACGCCAAATCCCACTATTGATTAAAAATGACTCACTGCGCCACTCTGTGCACTGACATTTGTATAAAGGGAGACCGCTCTTCCTGTCAAATCATGTCATGTCACGACAAGCCAAGTATTGGATGCTCACCATCCCCACCTCAAACTGGGAACCCCCAGATGATCTGCCCGCACAAATCGTGTATCTCAAAGGGCAAAGGGAAATCGGAGACGGAGGCTTCGAACACTGGCAAGTCCTTTGCGTTTGTGCAAGATCTCTACGACTCTCCGCTCTCAAATCACTCTTTGTCCCCCAAGCACACTGTGAACCCACTCGATCTGAAGCAGCAGACGACTACGTCTGGAAAGATGAAAGCGCCGTACTCGGTACCAGATTTCAATTGGGTGAGAAGCCTCACCGAAGAAACTCTAAACGAGACTGGGTTCAGGTATGGCAAAAAGCGGTTGATGGAGACTTGCTCGCCATCGAAGAATCGATACGTATTCAACATTACCGCACACTCCGTACCATTCGCGCTGACTACGCTGCGCCGACTGCTTGCCAAAGAAAAATTTATTGTTACTTTGGACCGACTGGAACTGGCAAGTCTCGCCGTGCATGGGACGAAGCCGGTTGGACAGCTTACCCTAAAGATCCACGATCCAAGTTTTGGGACGGTTACCGAGATCAAAAAAATATTGTCATCGATGAATTTCGAGGCGGTATCGACATCTCCCATGTACTCCGCTGGTTCGATCGTTACCCAGTGCTTGTGGAGATCAAAGGAGCTTCCACCTGCTTGGTAGCCGAAACTATATGGATTACTTCAAATATTCACCCAAAAGACTGGTACCCTGACCTGGATTACACGACGTATCAAGCTCTTGAGCGAAGATTAGAAATAATTGAATTCGAATAAAAAAACTTACCCTAACAATGACATTCGTGAAACAAGCAAAAAACTATTACAAGTATGGATTAGGGTTAGCTTCAGCTTTAGCTGGATCTTCCCAAGGTAGATATGTACGTAGTCGCACCTATACTACAACTAAAAACAGAAAGAGAAAGAGGGGCGGTGCCCCTTCATTCAAAACTATGATGCTTAAAACCCAACCTGCTAAACATTTCAACGCAGAACCTGTTATCAACGGAGCATTACATGGTACGGTATATTCACAGAATGTTACCGGTGGTATTGTTCAGGGCACTAGTAACGCACAGCGTGATGGTGACCATATTACATTGTGTTCCATTAAATTTAATGCCTTTGCGAATAGTCCTAATTCATCTGGGGCGTTCTCATATAGACTACTCATAGGGTGGTCTGGAGAAGAATTTCCATATGTGGCATCTCCTTTCCAACCAGCTGGTGCAGGTGGTCTCAGTATTTCTGAGATTTTTCTTCCCAATACTACATCAACCTGGACTGTTAATGGAATCGTCAATCCTAAAGCGTTCACCGTATTATACGACCGGGAACTCGACATCAACTCCCAAGTTGCAGCAATCAACGATATCCAATCCTTTTCAGGATCCGTCAACCTTAACAATCACTCGTTTAGTTACCAATCTTCTGGTTCTCAATATGGTAAACTTCGTAATCTCTATATTGTTGTTATTGCCCAGACCCTTACTGGTGGACCTGCTACACCGTGTGGT